ACAAATATTAAAGAACAAGACAAAAAGAAAGTAATGGCAGAGACCATTTCTACAATACAATTAAAAACTGAAACATCTGGTAGTTCTGATACTAGATGGAAACAGGAAGAAGAGCAAGTAAAACAAACTGAAATAATGTCCACAATTGCTGCTGCAGTTAGTAAACTTGGTGGTGGTAACGATGTCAGTGTTATAAAAACATTATTGCAAACTTACTTACCAAAAATTGGCGAATCACCATCTAAACTTAGTACAAGATTAAATAGTTGGGCATAATTATGGCAGATACATTGTCAGAAATGGATACTAAATTATCAAGTGGGGTTGAATTTATTATAGGAGATCCTGAGCTTGCCAAAATAATATTTCAGTTTCCGCCAAAAATTTTAACTGATAATAGAACTGGTAGTTGGGACGAAGTTGAGTTAATGGGAGATCAACCTGTATCAATTTATAAAGGTTCTGGTGCTAGGAAATTTACATTAGAATGGGTTTATGTTATTGGCGCAGCTGGATGGGACACTAATAAAGTAAGAGAACAGATTACTACTCTGCGTAGTTACTATACAAAAAGTAGTAATTCATTACTTAAAGGTTTTATAGTAAAATTCAAAATGTGGAAATTTGGTGGAAATAATCCTATGACGTGCCGTCTCGGCAATATTGATATTTCGCACGGTAAAGCGTTATTTGTGCAAGATGGTGATATAACGATGGCACACCCAGTCATTACTACTATAAAAGTTGCTATGCAGCCATGGATAAATGGTGGGTCTGAAGGCATGAAACGAGTTTCAGATAAGTATACACAGAAAAAAGATGAAAGCACAAATACAGATTTTAATGTTTCTAAAATAGATGTAAAACAATTAGAATCAGTAATCCCAATAGAATGGCAATAGATATGGAACCTTATTCAAGATTTAGTAAAACTGATTCTGTATTATTTGATGGCAATGAAACATTTGGTATGTGGAAAAACCCTATTACTGATGTAATTTATAACAATCTTACATTATATGTTGTTGATTCACGACATGTTGGTAGACCAGATATTATCGCAGATGAACTATATGGAAACTCGTCACTTGATTGGGTATTAATAGCTGTAAATAATGCTACAACATCATTAAATTGGCCAAATGCTGGTGACACAATAAAAGTTCCAGATGCTTCATTAATAACGAGCGAGCTATTATGAATGATAATTCTACAACATTATTAGATCGATTATTGAATGTGCGAGAACGACCATTAGATGCTCGTTTTCCAGGTATTCATCGAGCAGTTGTTGTAGAAACAAATGATCCTCTTGATATGCATAGGATTAGATTTAAATGTCCAGAAATGCATGATTGGGATCTGAAACCAGAAGAATGCCCATGGGCTGTTTCAGCATTTTCTCTTGGTGGTAAGAGATCTGGATCTTGGGTTTGTCCATGTATTGGTGATTGGGTTTGGATAGATTTTGAGAAGCAGCATCCATATGGTCCTGTATGGATTGGTTTTAGTACACCAACAAGAAGAAAGTTTTATCCATATCCAGCTGTTTATGGTGTTACACCATTACCTGTTGATCAAGAAGGAAACAAAACAAAAGCACCAGAAGATTATAACAAAGACTATCTGCCGAAAGATTCTAGGCCGATGAGCAGCGGTATGGTTGATAGATATGGTAGTCTTGATATGATTAGTTCTGTTGGTTTTTTCCCAGTTGAACATAAAGCAAAACCACCAAGTGCTGATACTGATCCGTTACAAACACAAACAACAATTAATAGTGCTGGTAACGCTGTTCCTTTTAAACAAACAACATTACCACCCGAGGTGAACAATCCAGATGGTAAATTTATGGTTAGGCTAAGCAAATATGGCCATTTGTTATTAATGGGTGATCAGGGGTATCATTGGCAAAAAAGTGGTTCTGTTGGTGAATTTTATGGCGATGTTGATAAAGATGAAGAATGGGAAACCGCACGTTGGAAATATCTACAAAAGCTTATTAATGAAGAATCTGTAAAAGATGCTGACCAACGTAGAATGATGTTGTTAACTAGATATGGTAATAAGTTTGAAATGCGAGATGTTGGATGGAATAAGACACGTAATAATGAATATGGCGAACCTTGTATAATATCAGATTCTAATTTAGATGAACGTTGGATAAAATTGCGTACCAAAGGTGGTATGTTATTCCAAATGTCAGATATTGGATTTGACCCAATTAATGATTCTTTTGTTAAACGAACTTTATTAGAAGAAACTGGAGCGAAAACAGAAAAAGAAAATCAATATTGGAAAGGCGATGCACGTTGGATACGATGGGTTTCTAGATATGGTTATAAGTTTGTAATAGATGATAGAGGATCTTCAACTACAAATGCAGATACAGACGAAAATCCGCGTGGATATGGGATACTATTAAAAGGACGTCGTTCACCTGGTGCACAAGGAACAATATCGAATAATGATCAAAAAGGTTTTTATTGGGAATTTAATGAAAAAGACCAGTTAAACCAAACTACTTGGGGTAGTCCATTAGGTACTACTTTACAAATTAATGATAAAATACAATATTTTATGATAGGATGCAGGCGATCATATCCTACTGCTTGGATGGGTATTAAGGGAAATGAATTTCTAGAAGAACCACTAGTCGCAAAAGATACTGAATTAAATTCACATCATCTTAAGCTCGATTTACATAATGAATATCTTAGATTAAAAACTGCTGGTGGTAATGGTACTGTTCCATTTGGAACTATAGTAAATCCAAGAGCACGTGCTGGTATACAACAAGGATTAGAATGTAGAGATGGTAGTCTTGGTGATGATCCGTGGACAGAGTTGGTTGATATAGATGATCGTGGTTTATGGTTTTCTGGACAGAAGAAATTAACTGTATGTCGAGCAAGACAGCAACCAGATGCTATTAAAATTTGTTGGTGGTTTGATGAAAATAAAAAAGAAATAATTATTAAAAACGACGAATCTGGTAAGATTCAAATAACTTGTGCTGGTGATGTAGAAGTAATAGCACAACGTGATGCAAAAGTATACGCAAAGCGCAATATAGCTATGCGTAGTAATAATAAAATTACACTAATGGGTGGAACTGGTTTGTTGGAAATAGATTCCAATGATATTAAAATTAATAAAGTTTTACGTTGGAAGGGTTTTAGTTCTTATGTTCCAATAGACAGTCTTGATATTTTGACTGCATCAGAAACACCACAGCTTGAGCCTAATAATCGTGGCGAACGACACAATATGGAATTAGAACACAACAAAGATATTGTATAATTTGAAGAATGAACCAAAAAGACACAAATGATAATAAATTATCCAACAGCATTATATGCATCTGTTATCCCTTCTACGGCATCAAATTCTGGTGATACTACATTTACTATCAGTATGACATCACCACCAAGTAATACATTATCAGAAATACAACTACCTGCATACACAGAATTGCGAAAACGATTAGCCATAAACCAAACTCCTCCAAGTGGTCAGCGCGTTTATACAAATACCATGTCGAGTGCTGCTATAATTGGATCTGCTAAAAAACAATTTGAAGTAGGGCAGATTTTGGAATTTGATACAGCCGAAGAATCTACAATTAAATCTATGCTTGTTTCAAATTCGTTAGAGGTGCGGCATGATACTAACATATTAGATTTATCATCGCTTGGTGTTTCTGAAGCAGATATAACTATAATAAATAATTCAGCATTAGTACAATTTACTAATCTAAATACTAAATTAAATGCAATTAGACAGTCTAGGATAGATACAGAAACAGATATATCAGAAAATCAAAAAAGTCAAAATGAAACCAAAAAAGCAATCACAGCATTAGAACAATTAGTGATTAGTGATAGTTCATTACAAAGTATATTAGATTCATTACGTACTAAGCTTGCTGAATTTGTTGTTCAAATGGATGTATTAGTAATAATGGCGAATGAACAAGCTACAGATGCGTCTGAAATTGAAAATCAAATTTTTGCAGTAGCACAAATGGTTAGATAAGTTGGTGTAATATGAATAAAGCGACATATTATGGGTTCAACCCGCCCTTTCTTAGTGCCGTTCAGAAATATAAAAATACTAGTTCGACCGACAACGAACCAAATAAATATTTAGGAATATTACCACGACAAGAAGATATGCGACTTGTTAAGAATGATGTGTTACAGCTTTTATTTACTATGCGTGGTGAGCGGGTTCACAGACCACAATTCGGTACAAGTTTACGATCTACTGTATTCGAGCCTATGACTGATGCAGTGTTGTCTAGTTTAAGAGATGATATGCTTAGTGCGATCAATAATAATGAACCAAGATTAATAAATGCAGATATTCAATTAATACCAGTACCAAATAATTTATTATTAAAGATCGTAGTGACAGGGAATATGAGTTATGACCCAACAACAGAATTTTTGCTCAGTACAGTAATACCTGCACCTGGAGTTACTACATGAGTAAGGTAGTGAAAAGATATTTTATTTGGAAAGGTACTTAGATGGCAGACTTAGAAAATACGCTGTTCGATTTACCAATATCACCAGATGAATTCGGGGTTATGCTTCCACCCGCTAAACTGCGGAGAATTGATTTTAGTGCGCTAGATTTTTCTACTGCAAGACGAGCTACGATAGAATATATTAAGACATATTTTCCAGATGATTTCAATGATTGGGTTGCACATAGCGGAATCATGATGTTGATAGAGACTCAAGCTAGTAATGTAGCTAAATTGAGTCTTCGGGCGGATCTCTTATCAAACGAGTCATTTTTACCAACCTGTCAAACTGAAACTGCTGTTATAGAGCATTTAGCGTTAATAAATCAAACAATAAAATCACAAACACCATCTGTAGTTGATATAGAGGTTTCAGTACAATCTGCACAGACTGTGAGTTTGGATGTCGAAGCAGGAACTAGGTTTGTTGTTACTGGTCCTGATGGTAATCCATTATATTATGAAGTATTTCGTGCACCTGGCGACTTTACTAGTAATATTACTATTCCAGCAGGTAAACGTGGTGTAATAGCATATGGCATTGAGGGTAGATTTGTTAGCCCAACTACGTTATATAGTCCAGGTGGACCGAATCAGACATATACTATAACATCTACAGATATTTTGCAAGATCCTATTACAGTCGATGTATATACTGGCGATTTATCAGAATCATGGCTAGTTACAACAAATCCACTAGAAACTTATACAGCTACAGTAAAAGTTGTTAATATAACTTATTTTACTGATAGTATTGTTTTATTATTTGGTGATGATATAAACGGGAAAGCACCACTTGCTGGTCAAAGTATTATTGTTAATTATCGCATAGGTGGTGGTGTCAGAGGAAAAATTGGTGGTTATGCAATCAATGAATCGCGATCAATATCGTCTTCGTCTATAATCGCACCGGTTGAAGTAACATTTAGAAATTTAGTTCCAAGTCAAGGTGGTACTGATAGAGAGACTTTAGAGCAAGCTAAAAAACGTGGCCCACGCGATTTTGTTGTAAGAGCATTCGCTTCTGATAGACCGGCTAGTATTGTAACAAGTTCTGATTATGCACAAGTAGTAAGTAGTTTTACAAGTCCTGTGTATGGTTCTGTATCAAAAGGTGTGGCTACTATCAGAACAGCATTAAATGCAAATCTTGTAGAATTGTATATATTGGCACATGGTTCTGATGGATTAGTTACACCAAGCTTAGGTCTTAAGCAGGCTGTTGCTACATATGTAAGTGAATATAATGTTCTTACAGATGAAGTTAGTGTATTAGATGGTGCTATTAAATCAATTACGATTGATATGACTGTTGTTATAAACCGAAATGCTGATGCATCGGTAGTTCGTACTAATGTAAATGCTGCTTTAGATTCATTTTTTGATGTAAATAATAGAGAGATTGGACAACCGTTATATGTTTCTGATGTAATTGAAACTGTAACAAATGTTGATGGTGTATCTTATGTTGATTTGTTTAACCCAAACAATAATATATTACAAACAAATTTACTCGCCGACCCAACTAGTACTGGTGTTGGGATAAATGAAATTATTGTAGAAGGTAGTAGGAATGTTAAATTCTTCTATGAAAAAGCACGCATTTAATAAGAATTAAAAAATGCATATACCAGTAGGTGTTACATTAGGTAAATCTTGGGGAACTACTCAGAGTATATTTAGTTTTAATAATATAGAAGTTAATAGATTAAATATACTTGCACATGGATATTGTTCTGAACATTATCACCAATGCAAATTTTCAAGGCTTTTTGTTTTATATGGTAAACTTAGAGTAACAATTATCAATGATAATAGTATAAATGATGAGATTGTATTAACTGGTGGTATGTGTACTGACATACCACCTGGTGTTTGGCATAAATTTGAAGCTTTAGAAGATTCTGATGTGATAGAAATTTATTGGGTATTATTAGATGACAATGATATTGAAAGACGGACAACTGGTGGAATCGCAGATTAAAGAAGATTTAATATTAGATGGAAAAGCAATACAGTTGTGGCTCGTCGTTTTTGACCAAGACCCAACTAAATCATATATATATCTTAATAAAGATAAAGTTTTAGCATCAGTTGAAGGAGCCATTAGAGGAACATATGGTGATGAATCTGATTCGTTAGTACAACCAATAATAGAACGAATAAACCAAACTTGGGAACAGACATTTATTAGGTTGAAATGTCCACCATCACTTGATTTGTTTATTCATAGATTGGAAATTGATAAACACAATCCTATTGGTAAATTACTTTTAGAATGTTATAATGCATTACCATATAGTCAATTAAGCATAAAAATAGCAAAATTATTTGTTGATCAAATAAGTTAAAATGTTAGCTCTTCATCTATTTTATGTTTAAGATCGCGTAAAACTCTTGCCAATAATGTTGCCTGATCATATATATGACCATGACTATAAATAAACGGAGTGGTTGGATTTTTAATATCTAAAACTATAGCAATAGCAACTGGTGCTTTGGCTTCTTCACAAGATGCGCGGAATTGACTCATAAAAAAATTTAGTCGCTGTTCAAACTCTACTAGTGCATCTTTTTGTTGTGTTGTACTCGTTATAGTTTGAGATTTTTTAACACTACTTTTTGTTGTTTTTGCCATAAGTATCTTCTTGTATTGGAGTGGTGTTATAAGGTAAACTAAATGACTCAAATACTAGAAACTCCTATTAATGTATTACGAACGTGGAAATGGTGCCAAGATGCATTTGCTGCAAAAGGAAGAAAACTTGTATTCCCCAAACATGCAGATCCTCAGAAAACATACCAGTGGCGTTATGCTGCGAAATTGACACAAAAAATAGACGAATGGGGTTTTGATAAACCAACAGCAAAAGCATTTATTAATTTCGCAGTTGGTTATGTTGACGAAAGAAAGTTGCTACACAAAGGCTTATCTATATTTTTTCAAAGTAATATGTTAGATGTATGTTGTGATCGAATGCAAAAGCATTCTACTAGATTGTCTAATAGGATTGAACAATTACGTTTATCACATAAATTTATCACAACTAAATGTAATAATAAGCCATTAGTGGGAGTACTTCTTAATCGCATATCATTCAATAAACTGCGTAATATTGTTAGATGGTATGAAAATGGTGATTTGTGTGTGATATATTTAGCAGTATCTATTGCAAGTACTGAGGCTTTAGAAAAACTTGCAATAATTGCGCCAAATGAACGGATTTTGTTACCAACAAAAGCAGAACTTTATTGTTTAGCTGTTGATTTTTCAAAAGATAGTGATTTTTGTCCACAAGCAAAAGCAATATTAGGAAATGACTGGAGAGCAATATGCAATCGGCGACGATGAAACCTACATCAAAAGCATTTAAGAATCCTGTTTCTAAGAATGGCCGTAAAACAGTAAGTGATAATTTACCATTTAAGCTCGATTCAGAGTTTTTAGCCAAATTCGATGGTAAGAAACCAAAATTTGGATATAATGGTCTTGGTGAATTTGTTTTTTATCGTACTTATTCACGCATTAAAGAAGACAATACTAAAGAGACATTCGTTGATGTGCTGCGGCGTGTTATCGAAGGTTGTTATGAAATCCAACGTAGACATTGTTATTCAATACATATTCCATGGACGCGCAGCAAAGCCCAACGATCTGCTCAAGAAATGTTTCAGTGTATGTGGGATTTTAAATTTCTACCACCTGGACGTGGGTTGTGGATAATGGGAACTGAACATATGTGGAAGGTTGGAGGGGCTGGGTTGAATTCGTGTGGATTTGTATCAACACAAAATATTGATAAAGATCCAGCATGGTCGTTTGCATTTACGATGGATATGTCTATGCTTGGTGTTGGTGTTGGATTTGATACTCGTGGTGCGAACAAAATAAGTGCTGTAAAGCCATATGATGTAGAGACTACATTTGTTGTCGATGATACACGTGAGAGTTGGGTCGATTCATTACGCACACTTATTGAATCATATACAACTAACCCAGAGCTTGGTACTATATGTTTTGATTATTCGTTAATACGACCAGCAGGTGCGCCAATTAAGGGGTTTGGTGGTAAAGCTAGTGGTCCTGATACTCTTAAAGATCTACACGAAATGACTAATAATCATTTTAAGAAGATTTTACGTAGAAAATCTCAGATAATAACTAGTGTCGATATAGTTGATTTTATGAATTTCATTGGTAGGTGTGTAGTAGCAGGCAATGTACGTAGAAGCTCGGAGTTAAGTATTGGCGATCCCGCAGATTGGGATTATGTGACTATGAAGGATCATACCATTCATGCCGACGAATGTAAGACTCATCGTTGGGCATCGAATAATTCAGTTTTAGCTAAAGTTGGGATGGATTATAAGCTTATTGCTAGTAAGATAGCAATTAACGGTGAGCCTGGTTGTATTTGGCTTGATAATGTACAAAATTATGGGCGTATTTTTGATGGTCGTCAAGAAGGTATTGATAAACGTGCTATTGGCTGTAATCCCTGCTTCGCGGGGAATATGCGATTGTTAACTGCTGAGGGCTATTGTCGGCTTGATGATCTTTGGCTAGCAAATGGTAGTCACGAATTTGCTGGTACCAGCGACCTGTCACAATATGGCACTCAATCAATTGTGAATAAACATGGTGTAGTGTCTGCAACTAATGTATATCGCACTGGTATTGCAGTAGATCAATACCGAGTTACTTATCAAGATGGGTCGTGGATAGACGCCACTAATACCCATAATTTTATTACACTAGTACGGAGTAGGATCAAGCATAAGACTAAATATACGGAGCGTAGGGTGCAGCTCCAAAATCTTCATGTTGGTGATTTGATTCCATTAAATCAAACTGTGCATTTTGGGACATTTCATGATCCGGCTTATGCTGAGCTTGCTGGATGGTGTATTGGTGATGGGTCACTATCACCAAAAAAAGATGGGCAGGTAAGAGCACAATGTACCTGTTACGAGTCTGATATTGATGATGTACTACCTAAGATTCGTGGTTTACTTCTTGAGCTTTATGCCGCCCACAATATGTCTTCAAACCAGTCTCCTGTCTATGCTGGATGGCGTCGTGAGCAGGAATATTTTGATCATGAGGAAGAAACAACAGGTTCTAATGTTCTTGGTCGATTATTAAAGTCCGATGGTATAATCTCTGGAGACAAACACCACATCCCAAATTCGGTTTGGCGAGGTGACAGGGAGACAGTCGCAGCATTTGTACGTGGTTTGGCATCTGCTGATGGTTGTGTACAAATCAATAACAAACGTAAATGCATCTCTGTGCGTATAAATCAATCTAATCAGCAGTTGTTGCTTGATTGCCGTTTGCTATTGACGCAATTTGGTATTAATTGTTCGGTTTATCAGAGAAGACCAGATGGCGAGCATCTGATGAATGACGGCAAGGGTGGTAAGAAATTATATCACCGAAAGGCTAATTGGGAATTAATTATATCTGGCCGTAACCAAGTTGAGCTATTCTTGGATTCTGTTGGTTTTATCCAGCCACAAAAGACGATAGAAGCGCGAAAGTGGCTGGAAGAACACCCAGGCTCAAACAATTCAAATAGATTCTATACTAAGGTACAATCTATTGAGCCTATTGATAAGGGAGACACATATTGCTTGACTGAGCCTGATGATAACAGATTGGTTGTAGAAGGATGCCAGATAGCTAATTGTGCCGAACAAAGCTTAGAAGATGGTGAAATGTGTTGTCTATGTGAGACCTTTCCATCGAATCATAAAGATGCAGCCGATTATCATAGAACATTGAAATTTGCATATCTTTATGCTAAGACAGTTACATTGTTGCCAACACATTGTAAAAAGACCAATTCTATTTTATTACGCAATAGGCGGATTGGATTGTCTCAGAGTGGTATAATTCAAGCGTTTGCTAAATTTGGTCGAAGGAAAGTGCTGTCTGAGTTCTGTAATGATGGATATGCAATCGTGCGTAAATGGGATAATATTTATTCAGAGTGGTTGTGTATTAGTAAATCTATTAAGGTGAGCAGTGTAAAGCCTAGTGGATCAGTATCATTATTATCTGGTAATACAGCAGGTATACATTTTACGATAGCACCTACTAGGTCATACTGGCGTAATGTGCGTGTATCAAATGATAGTATTCTATTGAATATTGTACGAGATGCTGGTTATTATATTGAGCAGTGCGTGACTGATAGCAAGACAAGTATAGTCCGATTTGGAATTTCAGAACCAACTATTCCGACAGTAAACGAAATATCAATTTGGCAACAAATAAAAAATGCAGCCGACATGCAACGGCTCTGGGCAGACAATCAAGTTAGTGCTACTATTCAATTCAAAGCTAATGAAGCCGATGATATACCATTTGTTTTAGAGGCATTCGATGATGAATTGAAAGCAATCAGCTTTTTACCTATTGAAAATCATGGATATCCGCAGGCACCATATCAACCAGCCACACCGGAAGAAGTCGCCGCTTACAACGCGACACTAAAACCACTAGACTTCACTAGGTATGTATTAGAAGATGCAACTGGATCAAAATATTGTGACAACGATGT